ACCTTGTGTTATGGTTTGACTTGACCCACTATTATTAATAATTGTTATTGCATCACCAGCAGAAAAAACCGCATTTGGAACAGTAACACCACCAGTTGAAATATATATAGCTTTACCAGCATCAGCAGCTACTAAAGTGTAAGCACCACTTTGAGAGTTTATAATTATTTTTCTTACGTTACCTTTACCATCTGTAATTGTACCGCCTGTAGAAAAATTACCAGAATTATCTAAAGTAATTGCATCAACAGTCGCTCCTGAGTGTCTAATACTGTTTACAATTAATCTACTACTCATAATTTATCTCCTATGAAGGTTTCGGGTTAGAGTCTTTAACCAATTTAATAGCATCGTACCAAACTTTAAACTTAACTTTTAAATCATCGTCAGCATCAATACAATGCCAAAGAGCATCTAAAGAATCTCCTATTGTTGGATATGTAACTTTACCATTTGTTGTTCTGTCAGTTTGGTATTTAACAGCAGCAGCTAATTCATCAATTTTAGCTCTTGCTTGTGCTACAAGGTTGTCATCTATCTCTACTTTATTACCATCTTTGTCAAAAGCTCCTACACCATCTTTTATGCTGGTCACTATGCCAAGATAAGCTTTATAAACCGCATCGTGATCGTAATTCATTATGGTTCAAACTCCAAAATTGTAATTGAAGAAGCTGCTCTTCCTTCATAATTTTGATTTACATCACTATGCGTTCTATTTAGATACATAGTTTTAGTTGAGTCGTTTGCATGACTTCCTCTTACGTCATAAGTAGTTGAACTTGTAGATGGTGAACTAATTAAATGAACAAGTACCATATTTTCTAATCCCCCTGAAGTTCCTGATCTAGCTGATGTCGTTATTCGATTTCTGTTACCATCTGCGGCTCCTCTATAAGAAGGACTTCCTGCAACGTGTAAGGTGGCATAAGTGGAAGAAGTACCATCAACTGCAATATTGTATTGTGCAATAACTAATAATTTATTACTAGAACTTGCTGCTGCATAAGATATAGAAATTAAAGCTGATGAATATGCTCCTTGTGCTACACTTGCAGAAACTACACCAGTTTCATTTGCTGAATCATAATTTATAAGCTTACCTACAGTCGAATTGGTAGTTAAAAGTGTAGCATCTGCTGAATCTGGTAGTGTAAAAACTCTGTCATTACTTGTATTTGAAGGTGCTTGGATGCTTACTGACCCACCACCTGTTGTTGCGTTTAGTTTAATCTTTGCTGTCATTTAACTAGGTTTCGGATACTTGTCTTTGATAGCTTTAATTTTAGTTTTCCAACCAGCTACACCACTATGATAAATCGTATCTAGCTGATCTTCAATACTTGGATACTCTGCTGCTCTGTTTCTTGAATACTCAAGGGCTGCATATTCAGCATTTAACGTGGTTCGTGCAGCATCTATATCAGATTGGACAAGTGTTATTTGTGTGCCATCTGCTTTAAATGCTCCTGTAGAATCATCAATTTTTGTACAGTCTGGATAAGCTTTATAAATAGCTTCATGGTCTAAAATCATGGTTCTATCTCCATTAATGTGAGACTTGAATAACCTCTTACATAATCAGTAGTTGCATTATTTGTATGATCTCTATTTAGGTAGATAGTTCTATTTACACTAGAATCATGGCTAAATCTATAACTGTAAGTTATTGAACTTGTGCCTCCTGCTGTATCTAGATATTCATGTGTAATCGTAGAAAGTCGGTAATCACTAGATACATAAGTAGCAGCAGAAACTTGTTGCCTTACACTTGAATCCCCTCTTGCTGCATCAAGAACTGAACCAGCTTTAAATAATTGTGCAAAAACTTGTAAACCATGACTTATACCTACCATCAAACTAGCTCTGACTAATATTAAATTACTAGCATTAGATGGTGTTATAGCTTTAGAAATAAGATCGCCTGTTAAACCCGAAGAGTTATCATTCGTACCTGAACCTACAGTTTCACTAGCAGTATTTTTTTTAGGTTCTTGAACAACTTGTAAAACTTTTCCACCAGAAGCAATACCAGTAATACCGCTATTTGTAATAGACATTCTTTCAACACCACCAGTTGAAAATTTTATCGTGTCTGCTGCATACGATATTCCAGTATTATTGTCCTGCCCACGTTGACTTGGTGCAGAAACACTTCCGTCAACTGTTGCTATTCCTGTTGTTCCGTCAATAATAAAAGCCATAATTAAACGATAGAGACTACTGAACCAGCAGGGATTGTAAGAGTTGCATTTATAGTCAATGGACCAAAAACTCCTGCATTTATATTAGACGTTCCATCACCGATTGTATAGTCATTGTCCATTTGATTTTCATTTTCGTGAAAAATAGCTTCAGTTCCTCCGCCAGTAGCTCCGCCACCTCCACCAATAGCACCCCAAGCATTTGTATAGCCTTCAAATTGTCCTGTAGTTGAGTTATATCTAAACTGTCCTGCTGCTGCTGATCCTGGTCTTTGTGCTGTTGTACCAACAGGAACTTTCAAAAATCCAGTAGATGACATCGTAACATCACCTGTCATTGTTGGACTTGCTGCTACAACATGACCTAAATTATCTAAACTAATATTTCCTATCGTTACATATGCGTTATTTGCTGCGTTTCTTATTTTAAGTAATGAACTTCCTGTATCAATATGTGGTTGAAAAGCTGAATTTATTGATGGATCGCCAGAACCACTATTTAAAGAGTTAATAGCAGCACTAATTTGATTTAATTTTGTTCTTACGGCGGCTCCCGTTCCATTGTCAATTACATAGCCCGCCCCGCCTGTGTTATCGACTCTAGCCATTTAGAAAAGCAACATTGTTTCTATTATACTATCCTTTTCCAAAACCAACAGCCGTAAATGTAAATTGCTTACTTATAGAAGCATTTGATGAATTTTTAAAATGTATTTGGAAATTACTTGCAGTAATATTAGATATTTCAAAGAAATCACCAGAAGCTAAGTTCTGAGCAGTCACATTAACTGTTGGTAAATGTTGATTAAGATTTCCAAGTGCTGACGTTCCAACAAAGAACGGAGAAGTAAACGGAACTGTGGTTACTCCTGCTGATGAAGTTATGGTCTGACCAGTTCCTTGATCTATTCTTTTTTCTAACTTTGCTGAATAACCTAGCTGAAATACTCTAATATCCTGTGCTGGATCATCACTGGTAAGAACTGTTCTGAACTGAAACCCTCTTGCTTTAAAGGTTCCACTTGTAAAGTTTTGAAACGCTGTATATGTAGGAGAACCAGAAGGATCATCTTGTGTGGTGCGTACAAATAGTTGAGCATCAACATCATTGGCATCATCACCATCAAAGTCTCCCCATGTGTCTAAATTTGCAATTCTTGAGTCAAACAAATCTGATGGATAAAAACCCTCTGTTTTAAAATGTCTAATTAAATCAAGGCTAAATACTGCACCCAAATCTAAAGTAGATGCAAAATCATAAGTACCTGATGGAGATATTCCACCAACATCATCAAGTGATCCAACAGCATCTAAATCAGCAATATTATCAAATTGTCCTGCTCCAGTTAAGTTAAGGGAATTTGTTGTTGCATCAAAAGATGTATTAACTTTAGCACCTTGAAACTTAGGATTATCTAAATCTTCTCTTCTAGTCTGAACAAGTAATTCATCTGTAACTTCTGGAATATTTACGACAACACTGGCTTCTCCTGCACTAAATCTACCACCATCATCTTGAAACTTAAGAATATATTCTCCAGTGATAGCAGGAACTATCGCTTCAGTTGAGTTTCCTGGTGCTGCTTCTATTAAATCGACAGCATTTTCAAAAGTACCAGAACCATCAGTTCCAGAACTATCGTGTCTGATATAAACAAGACCACCATGAGTAACATCGATATCTGTTGATCTATTCCATTTCAAACGAATTAGTTTATTATTTATTGGTTCAGCAGTAAGCCCTGTTATATCTGCTGGAATTGCAGTTTTTCCTGCAAAATCTTTTATTAGAGTAGATGGTTCTGCTGATGCCTCTAATGACGCATTTAAACTAAAAACTCTAAATTCATAATTTCCTTCACTTGCATCAAATATTGTAAAGTCGGTTCCAGTAACAGTAGTGCTAACAAAGTTTCCATTATCTTTTCTGTACTGGACTCTATATTGACTGACACCTGGAACAGCTTGATAATCAAGAATAATCTTTACTTTCGCTTTTTGATTCTCTACATAGAAGAATTGTTCCGCACTATCAATAGTAGGAGCCTCTCTTATTACATTTAATACAGTTACATTTCTAACAGGCAAAGAAGATCCATCTTCAATAAATGCAAATTTTCCTGAGTTATAGGCCGTTCCAATAATTGCATAGTTATCCTTATCCTCAGTTACGCTGACAACTCTCCATTGAGTAGTTTGGAGGGTGGTATTGCTTAAAATCCAAACACTATTTGTATTTGGAGCAGATGAAAAAGCAGAAGATACTGTAATAACAGCACCAGAAATGCCACTTACAGGTTTAGTTTCTACCGATCCATCGGATAAGATAACGCTGAGTGTTGGATTATTTGTAGTATCTAAATCTGTATCTTCTGTGTTGTCTACTGTTACAGTTGTTGTTGTTGCAGATTTTATTCTTCCTCCTCTCCTGAGTCCTGCTCTTACTGGATCGCTTACTTCTATGACTTGCCCAGGTCTTACAACAACTCCTTCTGATAAACCAGTAGTAAAATTAATTGTTTCAGTAGAATTTTGCTCTTCAAACAGTAAAAATCTACCCAATCTTGCAGCCTGACCTCTAGAACTACAACCAAATCCTGTAATTTTCTTATGTAAGACACCATATTTAGCTTTTGCAGAGGCATCTTCTACAGTTTCAAAGTCTAGTTCTTGATTATCCATATCAAAATATGACACAGAAACTACAGTTGCTCTTGTTTTAAGGCTTGTTCCAGAATATCCGAATCCTTCTGATGTTACATTTGACAGATTAAATAAATAACTTGGATCTGTAGGTCTGTCTTGTGAAATTGTAAGAGAACCAGCAGTCCAAAAACTTATGGATCTCATTACAGAAGTAAGAGAGTTCACAACTTCGTAAGCATCTTGTCTTGCTTGAAGAATTGTGTTGCAACTGAATCTAGGTTCTTGTCCTCCATTTCCATCATCTACCAGAGCAGAGCAATAAACCGAAGCACTATAAAAAGCATATTTATCAAGTTGAGCTTCAGTAATATGATCTCCTAATCCATATCTAACATTTGTTAAAAGATCAAATAAAATCCAAGCTGGATCAGAACACCAAACTTTAGCAGTAGTAAGCGTTCCATTAAATGTTCCTGTATAGACTATTCTTCCAGTTGTTGCATCTACTTGTCCGTTATGGGGTATTTTTATTTTTACACCACGGACTTTATACATTCTTCTTGGAACAGACGAGAACTGTTCGGAGTCAAATCTTAACGCTGCATGAGCAATATCAGGATAAGGTCTTTGCTCGTCAATAATTTCAGTAAAAGACTGAAAGAAAAATTCATCTCTTACTCTGTTTGAATCAGTAGCATCAGCAGTTACTCTTGTTACTTGAACTGTTATTGGAAAGTTAAGTCCAGCAGGAATATCAATTCGATAATCTCTGTTATATGCAGAAGAAGTTCTTCCTGTAACTGTATCATCTATAGGTGTTGTGGTTGTGCCGTTATTTTGAATAATTTTTATTGTTAAGTCTACTGATGTACCGTTAACATCTCCGTTAGTCTCAAATCTTTGTAAACCATTAAAACGAAGAGTAACTCTAATGGCATTAATATTAGAATTTGTTATCTGTCTTGATATTGGAGTTCCGTTTTCTACTTTTGAACCGACATTAGTTTCAGATTCAATATTTGCAATACCAGGAATAAATGTTTGATTTGACGTTCCAAATCTTGGTTCAAACTCTACATCTTGGAAGTTAAAATCTGTGGGTTGGGTATTTGTCGGATCAGCACTAGCTCTTAAAACTGGAGTTTTTCCCAAAAATACATCTTTTAATGCTGCTGTATTGTAATTGGCTGTACCTTTTGTAAATGCTGCTGCCGATGGAAAGCCTTCTATTTCACCTTCACTAAGAACATCAACAACAGTTGCAAACTGTTTACTCGATAAGACATTAGAAGGTAGCGAAGAATCTACTACTACATCATCTTCAGAGCGATTTACAATTCCCATTTACGCTGTACCTTTTATCTGTACTGTATCAATTCCTGCTGATACTACTAGAGAACCAGCAAAAATTTCTCCATAAATTATAGGTATTGCTGTTCCTGCTCTTGATGTATTCTGCACTCCACTAAATGAAAAGTTTTGAGATTGTGGATCTTCTGAGACTCCTGGAGGTTGTGGAACAGGAGTAAGCATCTGTGCTGCTCCTGATAATGCTAAGTAAATACCTAAGTTTCCTGCTGCTGCCGTTAAAGCAGAACCAAGAGTAGCTGCTGTTTTACCAAAACCCAACGCTCCACCAACTCCGAAACCAGCACCTCCTGATACTGCTGCAAAAGTAATTAAAGCTGCTCCAGCTAACACTCTTGTGACACCTCTAGAACCTGTTGCTACTGGTACTATTTTTATTTCTTGTTGACCTATTGGATTAAAAAGTTCTGTCTCATCAATCTTATCTTTACCAACTTTTATACAGTAGTTTTGTTCCATCATGTGTTTTTCTACTTGAGGAAAGTTTGCTAACAGAAACTTAAAAGCATGAAGTGGAGTTGATATTTCAGCTTCAAAACTACGCTCTCCAAGAAATCGAGCTAATTTTCCGTAAACTTTAATTTTACTGAGCATAGCGATACCTCTTCTTTGTCCATTCTATATACTTTTGGTCATAAGTTTCTCTGCAACTAAGTCTTTTCACACAATGATGAAGAATAGTTTGATCTCCTACATACAAAGCAACATGATCTAAATTACCTGTGCCTGTATCCATCAACAATACATCACCTTTCTCTAGATCTAATGTATCATCTAATTCTTTAAAACCAGTAAGAGGTAATCCATATTCAAATAAAGGCGATTTACTGAACTCTTCAGGACTTTTGGGTCTTTCCCAGTGTTTCAGTACTATACTTCTTTTTTCTTCATACCAATCGTGTATTAGATTCCAACAATCTTGAACACCCCATACCCATTGTCTACCTATTAATCCTTTTTTATAGCCAGAAGGTTCAAAATAATGCCATTCTTTTGTTTCTGGAGTAACAATATAAAAAGGTAAATCTAAATATTCACAACTTGCAAGATCAGCTTGGCTAGGAAATGGTGGTATTTGTGGATGACTATGAAAGACAGCGATCACTTCTCCAGCATCTTCAGCTTTTACCCAATCATCAGGATCAATAATAAATTGTTCACCTAAATCTTCTGCAAGATTTTTACAGGGAAAATATTTTTCTTTACCTTTATAAACAGCTAATAAACCACACGCTTCATGTGGTGCATCTTTTTCTGCGTGTTTAAGTGCAATATCCTGCCAAGTCATCCAACAAACGTACCAATACCAGGAAAAATATCTCTAGTGGCTATTCTTTTTGGTAATTTTACATTTACCAAGTCTAGGGCTGATATTGCTTCCCATTGAACAATATCTCTATTTTCACTAATTTTTCTATCTAAGAAGTAAATTTCCTGAGGAAATTCTGCTGTTGGATCAGGAGTACCAAATGGATTACTTTGTGTGGTGGTAGACGAAGTTGTAGTTTGTTGAACGGTATTTGGATTGTTCATTGTGATTGTATTTCCCATTCCGTTTCCGTGAACTGTGCAGTAATATCTAAGGTCATTAGGAGCACCTGGGTAGGCTGGTGTATAAGTTACTGTTGCATCTGTTCCAAGCGTTCCAGTATTAATTGTTGTTTGTTGTCCTCCAGCATCAGATTTGATTCTTAAAGGATGATTTACATTAGAATTGTGAGATTGGTTAAATATGTAAGTTGAACCACGCTTCATTGTAAGAACAGGATTAGTAACACCGTTAATAGCAAAGTAATTAGAACCACTAACATTTACTACTGTGACAGTGTATGTGACAGTTTCAACATCAGAAGAGTCTACTACCGTTTGGGTTGATGTACTTGTGACAGTTTGAGGAGCAAAGTTAACAGCATCCAAAAAACGTGCCAAAGTTCTAATTCTTGTTAATTTTGCACCATTTAAGTCATTGCCAACTGTTGTTTGGTTAACATCTTGCATAATCGTAGTAAGTGTTCCAAGGATATTACTGACAGATATAGTTGGTCTAGGCAATGTACCTGTTCCTGTAAATTCAAATCCTTCACATTGAATTGGAAATCTTTGGTAACTATTACCAGCCCATACAACTTCTCCATTTGCATTGAGGTTTGCACCATTATGAAACCTGTAAATAGTGTTAGAACCGTGTAGTGTTTGGTTAAGTTCTAGGGTAAACAGTTCTATTACTGCTCCAGGGTTTATTTCTTGTAAAGCTGAAACTGGTACTGCCATTAGGGTTCAAATACTTCTTCAAAACTAGCTGTAATTCTGTTCCTATCAAACTCAAATATTTCTCTAGAAAAACTTCTGCATATCCATTTAAACGTTGTCGTTGTATCAGGAGGTGACCAATCAAATGATGCTCCATCTTTTCCTCTGGCTTCTAAAAATGTTTCGATCTCGTCTGCATCTTCATCGTCAACATTAAAAGTAAGATTCCAAACTTTAGGATCTTGATTTAATCCAAAGGTTGTACGTTGTTGGTAGCCATCTCCAAATTGAGTAATTCTAAGATTTGATTGACTACGCTTTGTAGCAGAATATTGTGGGTTGTAACTAGGAAAAGTAGCCATTAACGTAAACTAGCAAGTAGTCCTCCAGGTCTTTGTTGTTTCAATAATTCTCCTTGTACTGCAACAGAAATAAGAGTTCCAAGTTCTTTCGCTTGGGCATCATCTCCTTGAACATCTGTTCCAGATGCGTCTACATTAACAACAACATTCGTACTACCGCCACCTCCAAGTTTATTATTTGGCACAATCGTTCCAGAAGATCTTGGTACGAATAACTCTGGCCCTTTCTCACCCACTATTGAAGGTCTGCCTACTGGTGGCCTACCTCCGTTAGCAAACATTCCAGCGATAGCACCAAATATTCCACCACCCTTACCTTTTGTAAATTCTCCAGCAGCATTACCAAACAATGCTTGATTCAATGCTAAATCTAAGAATCTATCAGCAACATTATTTAACATATCACCAAGAGTAGAAGTTCCTTTAATAAGTCCTTTTATTCCTTCTTTAACATCATTTCTTATAGTTTGATTTATACTCTCAAAAGCATCGTTTACTTTTGTTGCAAGTTGAGCTTGTTCTTTTAGATTTTTATTGGTAGTTATATCATTTTTAATTCTCTCTAACTGTAAAGGAGTTAATTTTTCCATTGCTAATCCCATTTCATCTACTTTATCTTTTACTGCTTGTTTAATTAAAAATTCTTCTTCATTACCAGCAATAATAGCTTTATTTAATTCATTTTCTTTTTGTAAATCTCCTAATCCAGCCGTAATTAATTTATTTGTTTTAACCCGTAATTTATCTTTATCTTTTTCTAAAATAATAGTTTCTGCTATTTCTAATCTTTCCTGTTTTAAACTATTTATTCGATCTTGTTTATTTTTAGCACCTGATCTTCCTCCGCTACTTGGTTGTGCCTCAAGATCGGCTATTTGTTTGTTTATATTTCTAAATGCTGGATTGTTTATATTTTTAGATACAAGTGATCTGGCTCTGCCTCGTACATTAGCATCTGCTCCTGCATCTAGGGCTTGATTTAGTAGTTTAGCTATTGCTGCCTGTACTTTTGTAAAGAATAGTGTGACTTCGTTACCTAATCTTTGGAAAGTTTCACCAAATTTTCTTAGTTCCTCTGCCTGATCTGCACCTATTTTTTCGCCTAACATTTCTAAAGCTGCGTTAAATGCAGCTTGTTTACCTAAGTTTTTCTCGATTAGCTGGAGTCGTTTTTCTTCTACTGTCCCTGCTATACCCATTGCCTGTGACATAGCAGAGATATTTGGATTTAGGCGGTTCATGGCCGTTCCAAGTTCGCCTATGCCGTTGATTACGTTTTGGATTGATTGGACTGCTGCTGTGGCTGCGATACCTCCTGCAAAACCACCCATCTGTCCGAACATTCCACCAATACCACCACCTAAAGCTCCTGCTGCTGCTACCCCTGGACCTTGACCAAATAACAGAGGAAAACCACCACTTATCGCTGCACTTCCGAAGTCAAAACCTCTTTTCGCACCTAAACGAGTAGCTAACCCTCCGAGTGGGTTATTTAGGCCAGTTCTTTTTCCTGTTACATCTCTTGATTGCCTGTCTGATAATCTACTGAACGGACCTTGAGGTGGTTGGAATATTCCAGGTTCTTGTGGACCATATTGTGAGGCTAAAAATTGGATATTTTTTCCTGTTATTTTAGATACTTTTCCTAAATCTTCAACTCTAGTATCCAGTGTTTTTATTCCTTTAATAGCTGGTCTTAACATCTCAGTGCTAGGAAGAGCTTTAGGCAGTTGATTTTGTATGTCCTGATTTACAACGGCTTCTGCCTTACCAGATAATTTATTAGCTTTGCTGCTTAAACCTAATAATCCTATACGATCTCCAGCAGTAAGTTCTGTAGATTTTATTTGCTGACCTTTTGATACTTCAGCGTTTATTGCTTGTTCAGCTTTTAAAAGTAAACCTTTCTTTTTAACTTCTTGATCCGCTAAAAGTATCTTATTTTTAGCTAAATCAAGTTG